TGGTTCGGCGATGTGCGGACAACGCCGATCAAGACCAAGGGAGGCGGCAAGAAATGAGCGAACAGCACAGTACCCGGCAAATCGCCACCCACCTCGATGCCAAGGCGCTGGGCTATTGCAATGCTGGCCTGCGCCGTTGGTTTCCGCGCGACGGCGTGACCTTCGAGGATTTTCGCCAACAAGGCGTGACCACTGGCTGGCTTCGGGCCACCGGGGATGCGATGGCCATCCGGCTGGCCGAGCACGTTGAGCAGCAGGCCCTTTCTATAACGAACGAGGGAGCCAAGGCATGAGCGGCGGCGGCAAAGGCAGCAAGAGCGTCACGGTCGGCTACCGCTACTACGCCGGGATGCATCTGGCGCTGTGCCACGGGCCGGTCGATTCGCTGAACAAGATCGTGGTCGGCGAGCGCACGGCGTGGTCGGGATCGATGACGTCCAGCGGCCAGATCACCATCAATCAGCCCGACCTGTTCGGCGGCGACGACCGCGAGGGCGGCATCGTCGGCGCCGTCGATCTGGTGATGGGCAACGCCTCGGACGGTCAGAACGACTACCTCGTGGCCAAGCTCGGCGCCAATGTGCCGGCTTTCCGGGGCGTGGTGTCGCTGGTGCTGCGTCAGCCGCAACTGTCGGCGATGAACCCCTATATCAAGCCCTGGAGCGCGGAAGTCACGCGGATCATCCGGCGGTCCGACGGGGCGCCCCAGTGGTACTCGGACAAGGCGGCCATCGCCGGCGACATGAACCCGGCGCACATCATCTACGAGTGCCTGACCGACCGCACCTGGGGCCGGGGCTACAGCTCGGCCGAGATCGACGATGCGTCGTTTCGCGCTGCCGCCGACACGCTCTACGCCGAGAGCTTCGGCCTGTCGATCCTGTGGGACCAGCAGCAGGACATCGAGGCTTTCATCGAGCGCATCCTGCAGCACATCGACGGCTCGATTTATGTGAGCCCACGCACAGGGCTGTTCACGCTCAAATTGACCCGCGATGACTACGACCCGGCAACGCTGCTGGAGCTGAACCAGACCAACGTGATCCGGCTGGAGTCCTTCGAGCGCACCTTGCCCGAGGAGCTGGTCAATCAGGTCACGCTGTCCTATCACGACCGTACGACTGACAAGAGCGTCTCGATCTCGGTGCAGGACATCGCCGGCATCGAGCGATCCCTGGGCGAAATCAAGGACGCCAAGGTCAGCTACGAGGGCGCGGCCAATGGCGCGCTGGCTGCGCGCCTGGCCATGCGGGATCTGCGGCAACTGTCCTCCACCCTGGCGAAGATCACGCTGGTGGCCAACCGCACCGCCGCCTGCCTCAACATCGGTGACGTGTTCAGATTCTCCTGGCCCGAGCTGCGGATCGAGCAGTTGATCTTGCGGGTGGCGCAGATCAGTTACGGGACACTGGCCGATGGCCGGGTGCGGATCACCTGCGTCGAGGATGTGTTCGGCCTGCCCGATGCCGTTTACCTGGCGCCCGCCGAGAGTGGCTGGGTCGATCCCCGGCAAGCGCCCATCGCCGCGAACTTCGTGTCGTTGAGCGAACTGCCGTACTGGACAATTGTTCATGAGATGACGGGCGAGTCGGCCGCCGCCCAGGCCGAAATCGATCCGAATGGCGGGTTCCTGTCCGTCTCAACCGTTCGGCCCTCGGGTGCAGCGATCAACTACGCGGTGCTGACCCGGCAGGGATCGGCGGCCTTCGAGAAGATCGGCGTCGGTGACTTCATTCCTTCCTGTGTGCTCGCGCACGACATCGGACAAACCGAGACGGTGCTGAACGTGCTCTACGGGGTCGATCTGGATCTGGTCACGCTCAACTCCTACGCGCAGCTCGATGGCGAGCTGGTCGCCGTGAAAGCGGTCAATGTGGCCGCCGGCACGGTGACGGTGGATCGGGGCGTGCTGGACACGGTGCCGGCGAAGCATTCGGCGGGTGCGCGGCTGTACTTCGTCGAGGACGGGCAGTTCTACAACACGAGCCAGTACCTGAGTGGAGAGACGGTGCAGGCCAAGGTGCTGCCTGCCACCGGGATGGGCGTCTTGGCAGAGGCGTCGGCGCCGACGATCAGCTACACGTTCGCCAAAAGGCAGATCCGGCCCTATCCGCCCGGCAAGCTCCGGGTCAACAACCTCGACTACAGCGTGAGCTACATCACCGGGGAGGTGACGGTCAGCTGGGCGCACCGCAGCCGGGTGCTGCAGACCGCCTATCTGGTGACGCAATCCGAATCCAACATCGGGCCGGAACCCGGGACGACCTACACCGTGCGGATCTATGGCGAGGCGGGGACGCTCAAGCACACCGAAACGGGGCTGACCGGCACGAGTTGGACCTATCCGATGGCCGCCGAGATTTCCGAGAGCGGCCTGAATCGGCCGAACGAAAAACTGACCGTCAAGGTCGAGGCGGTGCGCGACGGGTACACCAGCTGGCAGGCCCAGCAGATCGACATCCCCGAGTGCCGTGGCTACGGCATGTTTTACGGGGCAACCTACGGAGAATGAGATGGCTGCACTGATTGGCCCGAACCTGGGCGTGAATTACGGGTGGACCGCCCGCGAATCGGGCTGGAACGCGGGGATGGATGCGAACCTGAAGCTGCTCGATGCCGTCCTGCAGTTGTCGGTGAAGTCGCGCGCTCAAGCCACGCCACCGGCCACGCCCGCCAACGGCGATCGCTACATTGTGGCGGCTAATCCTACCGGCGCGTGGGTCGGGAAAGCCGGCCAGATCGCCGTGCGCATCGAGGCGGGATGGTCGTTCTACGCCCCGAAGATCGGCTGGACCTGCTTCATCGAGGACGAGGGCGTGCTCTCGGCCTACAAGGCCACCGGCTGGGGCGCTGGCATCGCCATCTGATTTTCCCCGTTCGTACCACCCAGAAACCCGCCCACGAGGCGGGTTTCGCATTTCTGGAGACCACCCATGAATGAACCTGACAGCAAACCAGCGCTCGTCGAGAACATGCTCCTGCTGCGCAAGGAGGACTTCGACGAACTGCTTGCCCACGCCGCCGAGCGCGGCGCGGAACGTGTCCTGTCGCACCTTGGCCTCGAAAACGGCCACGCAGCCCGCGACATCCGTGAACTGCGCGACCTGCTGGAAGCGTGGCGCGATGCCCGTCGCACCGCGTGGCAGACCACCGTGAAAGTCATCACCACCGGCATCCTGGCCGCGCTGCTGGTGGGGGCCGCCATCAAGTTGAAGTTGATGGGAGGCGTGGAATGACCGCCAAGCCGAAGATCTGCCTTCTGGACGACTGGCGGCGCGTGCTGCGACGCGCCTGGAGCATCCGCTTGTCGCTGCTGGCCGCTGCCTTCACAGCGGCGGAAGTGGTGGTGCCGCTGTTCGGGGATGTGCTGCTAGACGTTATGCCAAGGGGCGCGTTCGTCCTGCTGGCCTTTGCCGCCAGCATCGGCGCAACCGTGGCTCGCATCGTGGCGCAGCCGGAGATGCACCGATGACCCGGCCACCATCACCAGTGATGCGCAGGACGGTGGCCGGACTGATGCTGTCCGCCGCCGCCCTGGTCGGCATCGTGCTGCATGAGGGCTACACCGACCGCGCGGTGATCCCGATCAAGGGCGATGTGCCGACCATTGGTTTTGGCACCACCACCGGGGTGAAGCTGGGCGACACCACCACGCCGCCGAAGGCGCTGGCCCGCGCGCTCACTGATGTGCAGCAGTTCGAGGGCGCGCTCAAACAATGCGTGACCGTGCCCCTGGCCCAGCACGAGTATGACGCGTTGGTGAGCTTTTCCTACAACGTGGGCAGCCGCGCGTTCTGTCAGTCCACGCTGGTCAGGAAGCTCAATGCCGGGGACTACGCCGGGGCGTGCTCCGAACTGCTGCGCTGGCGATTCTTCCAAGGCAAAGACTGCGCGCTGCCTACCAACGCGCGGCTGTGCGGCGGGCTGGCTACACGGCGAGAAGCCGAATACCGGCAGTGCATCGGGGAGGCGTCGTGAGCGTGATTCCGTGGCCATACCGGCTGCTGGCCCTCGCGGCGCTCGGCGTCGCCCTGGTTGGCTTTGGCTGGATCAAGGGGGCGAGCCACGTCCAAGCGCAATGGGATGCCGCCATTCAGCAACAAGCCCTGCAGGCCGCAGCCGCCCGCGAGCGGCAGGCCCAAGCCACCGTCAAGGTCGTCACCCAGTACGTCGACCGCGTCCGCGTCGTTCGCGAGAAGGGCGAAACCATCATCAAGGAGGTTCCCGTCTATGTGCCAGTTCAAGCCGATGCTGCTTGCTCTATCAACCGTGGCTTTGTGCGCCTGCACGACGCTGCCGCCGCCGGTGAGCTGCCCGAGCCCGCCCGAGATGCTGATGCGGCCTCCGCAGGCATTGCGCTCTCTGCCGTCGCCGGAACCGTTGCCGCCAACTATCAGACCTGCCACGAAAACGCCGAGCAACTGAGGGCGCTGCAGGGGTGGGTTCGTGAGGTGCGGGCGGCGGAACAAGCTCCGTCGTCCGGTAATCCCCCCATTTTTAGCGTTTGCCAGAAGTAGGAACGCTATGCGGCCATGGCGAGCCGCTGTTTTGGGGTAAATCCGCCCAGAGCCATATTTGGGCGCTCGTGATTGTAGGACCACATCCACT